GCGCGGCGCTAACCTGTGCAACGGTCAAATTGCGTTTGTTGATGGTGACGCTTTCAAGGCATCCGCTTTCCGTGTCATAAATGCCATAGGCGTCAATCTGGACATCGCCTGCCTCGATCAGCAAAGGCGTTGTAACGCTAGACGGGCGCGAGAATGTGTGGCTTTTCATGTTTATTGCTCCTTTTTTTCCGGTGAACTTTTTACAAGTTTGAGCAGCCTTTCACTCTGACGAAATCGTGCATCATTTTTGTAAAATGCATATGTTATGGCGCTGATTGATGGATCATGGGCCGCACGTTTATGGGCCTTGGATGTGCGGACATCATTGGCGACCCATGCGGCATAGGCAGCCATACATGCTGCATTGCCTACATTGAAGGCGGCAAGTGCTGCATCTGAGGCGGCATCTGCTGCAAGTGAATTTGAGACGGCATCTGCTGCAAGTGAATTTTGGCCGGTGCGGACGACATAGGCGGCACTGGCGGCACGCCTTGCATCTGCTTTCGGCCAATCTTTTCCGTTTGCGAGTAAATCCATGCCTGCAATTACCGGATCAATTACGGATTGCACTTTGACTGTAGTTGTTGGCAGCGCCCGCAACTCAGCGGCAATGAATTTCCAAATCACAAAGCTAAGGTTTTTGCCTTTTGCCGACTTCTTAATTTCTTTCAAATACGCCTTAGCGCCGCTATCCGTCATACTATAAGTCAATGACTTGGCTATAGCTTTGATCTGTCTTTTCATGGTCAATTCCTTTCGTGGGTTGGTGGGGCGCTATGGCCCCGCGTTTTGTTTAAGTTTGTCGATTGATACCCCCCGCAGGGGGTACTATCGAAAAACTTAACGTTATTCAGCCCTTATGCGACCAAGCGTTAAAAGTAAAAGGACGGCATGTGGAAATCGCTTTATCGTAGGCGGCAAATTGTGCATTTTCCCCGAAATAAGGTCCCATAACTTGGCAATTGTCAGTATAAACCAAGATGATGGAGTCCGAATATTCGGTCGGATTGTTTGAGATTGCGCAGACGTTCAAAAACTCATTCAATTTCATGGTCTCAATCCTTTGTTTTGCGTTTCGTTCCTTGCAATCACCTTATGCAAACCTTTTGCGCGGATCAATAGAAAAATGCGCTTGCGTAATCTTTTTTCGGGATGTAATTAAATCACATGAAAAACACATCGCACATCATCGATGCCGCCGGGGGCAGACAAGCCGTGATCGACGCGCTAGGCATCAAGCTTCGCGTGCTTCAACATCACATCCAGCACGGGCAACTGCCATCCGTTTGGTTTTGGGTGTTGGAAGATATGGCAAATCAGCCCCTGCCCCGCAATCTTTTCTCTTTCAAGCCACCCCGGCGCGGCGGGTAATCCGTGCATCCTCCTTGGGTTGGACCTGGCCCCGCTTCGGCGGGGTCTTTTTTTACCGCAAACCCCATAGCCGTTTTACCTCGGCCTCAACGCGAGGTCTAATCGCTGCCGGTATTCTGCCAAGCATGTTGCGCCGATCCCCTTTATTCGGCGCGGCCAAGATCGTCTTTGCCGCCTCAAATATCTGCATCCGCGCCCATGATCGAATAGCGTCCGGCGCATCATCCCAAGCGACGCGACCCATCAGCAGATCCTCCAATTCCTCACTTGGCCGCTTGATATGCGGCGCGCCCCTATATGGCACTGAACCGCCTCCAATATTCCAAGGCATCCCACGCGGCCACACAGCCAAGCGCCACGCACGCAAACCCGCCTGCGGCATGTACCGCCGCCAGATATTCGACCTGCCCGTCCTGCCACGCGCTTTGCGTCCTATCCGCGCGTTTTAATTCACACACAAACGACACGCGCGCCGGGATGATGATGTCAGACGCCCCGGCGGTCATGCCCTCGGCGGCATGTTTTGCCACGCTGGAAAACTGCCCGCGCGTTTTCAGCCCTTCATTGCGCGGATGAATTGCCAACGCGCCGAGCGTGTCGGGATATTCGCGGCGCAGGCGATTGAAAAAAGACACCTGTTCGACCGCCTCAATCGGGCATTTCCCACGAAAGTTTTGATCCCCGAAAACCAATATTCCATTTGGCAGATTATTCAGCTGCATGTTTTATCCTTTCATCCGGCGCGACATCTGCGGGCCGATTATATCCGATCACTTCAAAAAACCCCGTGTCCGCATTCTTGCGATATGTCACAGTGTCGGGCTTTTCGTCGCCGTTGTCAGTCGCATTGCAGAAATCAATCCATTGCTTTTGTCCGCGCGAATGGCTTGCCTCGGTCTGAAGCCAAACCACGAATTGCCGATACGGCGTTCTAAACTCAACCCGCATTGTCGGATTGCCAGCGCGCGACACTCCAGGCTTGCACTCCATGCCGATCACTTCATCCGTTTGCAGCTTTGTCGGGTCTTTCTTCAGCGCCTTGAAATCCATCACAAGCTTTTCGTTCGGGTCTACAATCTCGCCTTTGCACTCGCAGCAATACCGCGCCGCAATGTCGTTCGGTGCCTCACAATGCGGGCATTCTTTGCTTGTCCAGCGATATCCACAACGATCATATTCGCCGCGCGCGCCAGTCTGCACAATGCCCATGCAGCGCCGCCCCCAATGGCCAGACAACGGCCCGTATTCCGTCATGACCTGAAGCCCATACAGATCGAGGCAATATCCAGCCGCGTCTTTTTTGTACTCGAGCAAATCCACCTTTGCCGAAAACAGGTTTTTCGCGCCGCATTCAGGGCATGTGCATTCCAACCCGCCTTCACCGCTTGGGCCTTTGCCTGCCCGCACCACTGGCGCAAACAAGTCACCGTCGGGGCAATGGTCGGCAAGGTTGGTCGTATAATCCAAAATCAGGCAATCGGTCTTTCCGTCATCAATCCGCAAACCGCGACCGATGATCTGCTGCAAAAGCCCGACGCTTTCCGTCTTGCGCAATAGGGCAATAACATCGACGTGCGGCGCATCAAAGCCGGTTGTCAAAACTGACACATTGACCAGGTATTTAATCCGTTGCGCCTTGAACGCCTTTAGAATGCGGTCGCGCTCTTTTTTCGGCGTTTCGCCCGTGATCAGCGCCGACAATTCTGGCGGCAGGCTTGCCATGACTTCATTGGCATGTTGCACCGTGGCCGCGAAAAACATCACGCCTTTGCGGCCTTGCGCTTGCATCACAACATCAGCCACGATTGCCGCCGTCTTGCGCCCGTGGCCGTGGTAAGCCTGATCCACAGCGCCCGCGTCAAACTTTCCCATGGCATTGGCTACCAGCGCGCCGGTATCGTATCCAGTGGCCCCCGTTGCGCCGATAACGGGCGGAGTGAGAAATCCAAGCCCGATCAATTCACGCGCCTGCACCTTGTAAACGCATTTCACAAAGTACGGCTCGCGCGCCACGTCATCGCCATTGATTGAGCCATCAGGGTGCATCCGAAAGATATAGCCGCTGCCCAAGCGATACGGCGTGGCTGTCATTCCGCAAACCCGCAAGTTGGGATTGGCCTCGCGCATGGCGTCAATGATCGAGATCAAGCTTGGCGTCAGGCCGTGGCATTCGTCAACAATCACAAGCCCATATTCCGCACCAAAGCGGCTAATGCGGTTCTTCACGGTCAAGGGCGATCCGAACACGACCGGGTGCCGCAATTCCTTTCCGCCCGCGCTTGCCGAAAACATCGACGCCGGATTGCCTGTTGCAAGGTATTTGGCGCGGTTTTGCACGACCAACTCGGCGCTGGGCGCAAGGCATAGCACGCGCTTGCCCGTGCTGGCGTGGATCAACCGCGCCAATTCGGCAATCATCAGCGACTTGCCCGCGCCCGTTGCTGCCTCGATGCAAAACGGCGACACGCTGGCCCGCATAAAAGACCACGCGGCATCAACGGCGGCTTGTTGGTATGGTCTTAGTTGCATCACTTCACCTGCCACGATGATGACGGCTTGCCGCGATATGGTTCAAGATCCGCCTTTGGTAGCATATCCTTGATTGCCTTGGCGTAGCTGATTGATCCTTGCCGATCAACGCGCGTCAAATTGCGCCCCGCGAATACCGCGTTTTTATCGCCCGCAATCCGTACCATTTCCGCGATCAATTCCGCCTTGCGCTCTTTCGCACGATCCTCGACCTCTTGCATCTGGTCATATTCCGCCATGATCCGGTGCGCTTCTGGCGTGTCAATATCCGTGCGCTTTGGTGCCAAATGGACATCAGCGTTATGCTTCAATTCATGCAAATATTCCGCATAGAATTGGCGCAGGATAGGCATGTTTTCGGCTTGCCATTCATCGCTTTTCGGCACCAATTCGCAAGCCGTTCCTTTTGGAGACCATTGGAAAAAATACCAAGCCAAGCGGCTAGTCACCCACATGCTAAATTGCACCTGCGCAAAATAATGCGGTTGATCTGCCAGTGTTTTGAATTGCGGCTTGTCATCCTTGCGCAAGCTAAACGGGCATTTGATTTCAAGCCCGACACAATTGCCGATCAATCCGTCAGGGCTGCACCCGTCCCAGTCCTCGCGGGTGACAAAGCCAACGGGCCTTACCGTATGACCCGTTTCCATTTCAAACTCAATCAACGCACCGGATTCATTGTTGACGCCGTATTTGGTCGCAATATTGCCATCAAACTCGTTTTCAGCGCCCAAGGCTTCCCGCACCATGCGGCGCATCACATCGGCGCGCGTGGCATACGGTGCCAACCCCAAAATCGCCCCGACGCTCGATGCCGTAATCCGGCCCTTGCGCGCGTCAAACCATTCGCTTGTCCGTTGTTCCATTTCCGTCTATCCTTCGGTTTCATGTTTCGGAAAACTTGCGCGGGGCGGCTTGAATGCTCAAGCTAATCGGTCGCCACCTTCGCCCCGCGCGTCTTAGTTTGTCAGATCAAAATGGAATTTCATCGTCCATATCACGCCGACCAGATCCACCGCCGCTTTGCGCAGGCTTTGGCTTTGAAGGTGCCGCCGCCTTGACATCAATGCCCTTGGATTTTGGCGCAACAGCGCTCACCCAATTCCCTGAAATAACGCCGCCAGTTTGCCGATCCTCGACTTCCCAAACGCGCGCCGTGATGATCATCGGCTTATTGCACAAGTGCAGCGCCAATTCATCATCACTTGGCTTGCCTTGCTTCATGCCCAATTTGCCGCCCGCGTTGGCATCAATCGCCGCCAGCATCTTGCGCGCCTTGTCGCGCTTTTTCATTGCCCTATCTTGATCCTTCACACTTGGATCAAAGTCCGTCACCCAAATCTTGTGGAAAATCTTGCGGTTCGCGTATTCGTCAGGCGACACAATCGACCACGTGGCCTTGATGTATTCAGCTCCGCTGCCGTCCTGTTGCGTATTTGCCCATACAACGCTGTCGATGATTGCCAGCACGTTTGACCCGTCGGGAATCGGATCAAAGTTACCGCCACCGCCGTCAAATTCCTTCGCGCCATCATCAATCGCGCTGCCGCCTTCTGATAAATCCCAAAATGCCATTTTACTCTCCTTCGGTTTCTGTTGTTGTTTCGTCACTTGTCGCAAGCCAGCTTTCGCCAGCCACAATATCAGCCCCGCCAAGCGCAGGAATGACCGCCGCCAATGGATTGACGCCCGGCACAAATTCCAGCGGATCCGTAATGCCAAAGCGGTTTTTGGATACATTCGCCGCGCAGGCGTGGACGATCAATTGGCGGTCGCCAGTGCTGAACGCCTTTTTGCGCTCGCCTTCGTCGCCCTTGGTGAATGTTTCCAGCTTCAGGAAACCCACAACGTCCACATCATCGACGTATGGCGGCAAAGACTTGTCAGGCAGTCGCAACGAATAGCGCATGTAGTCGTCACTGTCGGGCAGGCGCATTGTTTCAACATCGGCGTGGGCAATAAATACAACGTGCATCCCGCGCTTTGTGTTGAGCAATCCAGCCGCCTTGCGCACGCGTTGGTGCATCGCCGCAATCGCCGACGTGCCAGCGCCATAACCTCCGAGCGCTTGGTTGATGCTCTTGGCCTTTGGATCTTGCGCCAAAACATCAGCCAAAAAGATCCGTTCAAGCGCCGTGACGCTATCAATGACAAGCGTTTTATAGTCGTGTTCGTCGTGGATCAATGCCTTGAGTTGATCCCAAAGCATTGCCGATCCGGTAATCATCGGAAAGGCATCTGGCCGTCTTTCGCGCGGGATGGATTGCATCCCGTCCTCGGCGCGAATGAAAATCGGTTTCGGGAATGTTGCCGCAAGGCTTGTTTTGCCCATGCCGCTATCTGCGCAAATCGTGACCAATACAGGCCGATCCTGCGGCGTTTCGATGGTGTCTAAAAGACCCATTGTTTTCTCTCCTTCTGCCCCTTGGGCAATGCGTGGCGGGTCACGCTCTAAACCCCGCTTTGCCTTGTTAAGCGCAACGAAATTGCTTGTCAAGCGCCTTTGCGCGGCATACAAGCAACTTTACGACGCACGCACGGAAAGGGATAAAACGTGGATATTGACGAAATAAGGGCCAAGCGTCTTGATGTAACATCGGAGAAAAACCCATGACAGAAAAACCGCCCCCCGTGGCCTCGGCTATTGTCAAGATGTCAGCGGCGATTGAACGGGCAATCAAAAAATGCCCCGCCGCCGCGTTTGAAATCATCTGCGCCGTGATCGAGGATGGCCGCGCTGGCTGCCCGCTGCCCGTCATAACTGAAACCGACGACGACGCGCATTGGTGGGCATCCCTTGCCACAACGATTGAATTGGAGGCATACCTCTACGCCATATCAACGCGCCTGGCCGAAACCGAAATGCACAGCAAAACCCGCAAGCGACTGGTTGCCAAGCTATTTATGGGCATGGCACATGCCGATCAGGTCGCCTTTATCGCGTGGGCATCAAAAAAGGAAAATCAAGAATGAATGATGGTGATTTTGACGCAAGCGACTTTGCGGATTTTGAAAACAACGACTTTGGCAGCGAATATAAAGCCCCGCCGCCGGACAAGCCCGAACGCCCCGGCCCCGTTTTGCCGTTCCCTATCGACGGCATTGACCTGCAACGCCCGCCAGGTTTCGTGGGCGAGGTGGCCGACTGGATCGATGGGCAATGCCGCTACAAGCGCCGCAACCTGGCTGTTGCTACCGCCATTGTATCGGTGGGCAACATCGGCGGATTGCGGCACATTGACGCTCGCGACGGGGTCACGGCAAACATGATGGCGTTTTGCGTTGCGGCATCGGCCACGGGCAAAGAGGCCGTCCAGCAGGCAATGGCGGAATTGCACCGCTT